CGGATTTAAATGTTTATTTATCAATTCATGAATCTGAATCAATTTATCTATCTCTAAATTATTAATCTCAGCAAGTAAATCGGTATAATCCCATATATCCTCTTTTAAGTTAACTTTAAAATCAGTTTCACCTAAGGTTACTTCTTTATGCTTTGTTTTCTTAATTAGATTTAAAATAATTAATCTATCAACTTTTTTATTAAAATTTCTTTCACAAAACTTATTTAGAGTTTGTCTTACTTTATTTAAAGAGCTATCAGAAGTTACTTGTATAGCAATTCTATTATCTTCATCGAGTAAATCTATAGATGCAGCATTCTGTTCTTCAAAATTAGTATTAACTAAATTATAATTAAATAGCTCATTAAGCAATTCAACGAAAAATTGTTCTGCATGAACATTTATTGATAATTGATTTAATGATGTGCTCATAGATACTTCAAAGCTTAGACTTCCAAGTGCTCTCTTTATTTGCCCCATAATAATTTCATTATTCATCGTTTATACACCCCCATACAATTCAACAATTTTATCTATTCAATAAAAGCCGCATATAGCGGCTTTATTATTTTCTAAACTCTCTGTGGTGCTGAACAACTACACCAATAATCGAAATAGGATGCTTTTGTGAGTTGTGAATAGGGAAATCTGGATTAAGTGGAACTAACTCAAAAACCTCGCGACCATGTTCATCAAAACCCACAACCCTATATTTCTTAAAGGTAACTTCATAATCACCATTTTGAGCCACTACATAATCACCTGGCTGGGGTGCGATTGAGGCATCAATTACGATATCATCACCAGGTTGAAAATCTGGATACATGCTCATACCTTCGACGGTCACACTAAAAATAGTGCTCGGGTCCTTATTCTCATATGTGGTGAGGGTATACCCCTTTGGCTCACCACCATCATAGGCGACTTCTCGCCACAATCCTGCCTGAACAAAATCTAACACTGGAATCCTTGTAAGTTTTTTTCCATTAAATCTGACGTTGTTAAAACCTTTGCCATCTTCTTCTTTTATAGGGCCGCCAAGATTCTTAAGGCCCTCACCATCTAAAATCCATTCAGGTGATGTTTTTAAGGCTTTTGCAAGAGAAGTAATGCTCTTACCACTAGGGGTATTCACACCCGAGATCCATTTAGAGACCGTACCTTTGCTGAGGCCTGTAGCCTCAATCAAATCAACTTGCTGAAGGTTAAGTTCCTTCATTCTCATCAAGATACGCTCAGAAACGCTGCTCATTGCAAAAATACCCATAACTATTGTTTCCGATAGTAAACAACCTTGTTGACCCAAAAAGAAACTTATGGTTTACTTAGGGAAACTTTTAGTTTATTAAGGTAAACAATATGACCGTAGATGACGTAAAGGATCATTACGGAGCTGAGAGTGATGCTGACTTAGCACGAATTCTAAAAAAAACTCGTGGGGCAATCAGTAAATGGCGCTCTTACGGAATTCCAGCATCAACCCAAGCAATTCTCCAGATCCAGACCAAAGGCAAGTTAAAAGCCGATTTGCGCTTATTAACCACTTAAATCAATTATCAACAACTTAAGTTTTTTAGTAAACGTGAATAAAAACAAGGGTTCACATATGGAATTTAGCAAAGAAGCACAAGCTGCACTGTATAAGATGATCCGTCATACACCAGGTATTGATGCAAAACAGATTGCTGAAGTACTGGGCGACTCTCATAAAACCGTTCTGAATTATGGCAATCCAAATATGGACTATTTGCCGAGCCTTAAGAAATTTGAAGCTTTACTGGACTACACCAAAAACCCGGCAGTACTCCAAGTGTGGGCTCATAGCTTAAATATGGCTTTGGTTCCGGCAGGTTGTGATGGCGATAAACATCGTGAGCTTTCTATCTTTGAAGCAATGATGCAGCACAACATTTGCAGCGGCCAGGTCAATCAGAAGGTTTATGAGGCTTATGAAGATGGCGTGGTGACACCTGATGAATATCAAGAAATTCACGAAATTGCTCAAAGAATGATTGATTTCATTACTGCTGTTGATCAAGCAGCGAATAAGCAAATGAAGAAATATTTAGCTGCTGTACAAAATGAAAAAGCCTGATTTCTGAGATCAGGCTTTTAGTGTTCACCAACATTAGGAAATCTAAATGAACAAAAATATTTTAGCAGAGATAGAAATAAACCAAAAGATCTATCTGTTTCAAAAAGCGGTAGAGCGATATGCGGTAGAAAAAACCTTGCCTAATGCTCAGGCCGTGTCTCAAACCAAAGCGCAATTGCTTGCTTTCACTATTGGAGGTGGCAAATGAATATTGGCGTGGATTTTGAAAAATTCATACAACAGGCGGTTACTGTGGAAGAGAATTACACAAAGATGCCGAATATTGTGATTGATAGCATCATGCAAAACATAAGCCCAAATGCTTATAAATGCCTGAGCGTTATTATTCGCTGCACACTTGGTTATCAACGTGACAGCTATCAGATTGCACAAACTTTATTTTTAGAAATCACTGGCATTAAACGCAAGGAAACAGTGATTGATGCAATTCGTGAACTTGAACAATTAAAGATCATTTCTGTTGATCGTAGTACCCACATTAATACTTTTTCTCTTACTTTTGATCAGTACGAAAAAACCGTACTAGTACGGAAAAATAGTACTAAGTCAGTTAGTACGGAAAAACCGTACCAAGTTGGTACTAATAATCCGTACTTAGTTGGTACGGAAAATCCGTACTCTATTAAAGAAAGAAAGAAAAAAGAAAATAATATTAAATTTTCTTTCTCTGAATCATTAGAAAACCTAGGTGCTGATGAGCAGTTAATCAAAGATTGGTTGGCTGTCCGTAAAAACAAAAAAGCTGCTAATACCGAAACAGCTTTCAAAGGTTTTGAACGTGAATTCAACAAAGCAAATTTAAATATCAACACTGTGCTGAAGATCTGCATCGAACGTTCATGGCAGGGCTTCAATGCATCTTGGTTGCAGAACATCAACCTTGCTGAATACCAGGAGCAAGTTCCTACCCAAGCCACCATCCCTGAACAACCAGTTACCGCCTTTAAAGGCGTAGCCAAGAAATTTAAGGGGATGGACCAATGATTGAATTATTTTCTATCCCGGTTGAGCAAAGCATTCTTGCAACCATCATTGGTGCAGAGCAGGGCACTGACGAGTACATCGAGCAGCTGGACCCGAAAGATTTTTATGCAGTACAGCATCAAGTCATTTGTACTCACATCAAGAGCCAATTCGCTAAAGGCGAAGCTTACGATGAAGTTACTTTGTGGGAACTGATCCGCTCTAATGGGCTCGAGAACACTGTGATTGATGAGCAGTTTCTGGTGAACCTGATGAGCCGTATTGCTCAGTACAGTCTGCTGGGTACTCACATTAAAAAACTTAAGGATTTTTCAACTCGTCGCAAGATTCAGGATGCAAGTAAGCAGATTGGTGCGCTGGCACTGGACATGGTTTCACATACCTCAGAAACGGCACTGAATCGCGCACAGGCGTTAGTTACAGGTCTGGACATAGGTCAGGTCGATGACAAGCTGAAACATGCTCATGAGTTTTCTAAAGAAGCCGTTGGTGAATTCTTGGATCGCCATGCCGCACTTCATGAGAACAGAGCATTTGAAGGTGGAATCAAGACAGGTTTCATTGAACTGGATAACAAGCTTGGTGAAATCGGAAAAGGTGATCTGGTTATTATCGGCGCTCGTCCAAGTATGGGTAAAACCACATTTGCACAGAATCTGGCGGCAGACATGATGATTAACCAAAGCCTGCCTGTTCTGTTCGTATCAATCGAAATGTCAGGCAAGCAAATTGCCCAGCGTCTCATTAGTGGCATCGGACAGGTTGAGCTTCGCAAGGTTTTAAGTGGTCATGCCGAAATGGAAGATTGCGGAAAGATCAATACAGCCGCAGCCATTCTTGAAAAGGCTCCTCTTGAGATTGATGACAATGCCCGGACCACCACGTCAACTATCCGTAGATCGGCCCGAAAGATGTCAATGAAGTACGGAAAGCTTGGTGCAATCTTTGTTGATTACATCCAGAAAGTGACGCCACTGACTAAAAATAACTTTGGCCGCAGTGACAAGGATATCGGCGAAGTTTCAGCAGACCTTAAGCGTATGGCGCGTGATTTTGATTGCCCTGTATTTGCTCTGGCGCAGTTGAACCGGAATCTTGAAAACCGACCAAACAAACGCCCGGTTAATGCCGATCTGAAAGAGTCAGGTGATCTTGAGCAGGATGCAGACATCATCATGTTTATCTACCGCGATGAAGTTTATAACCGTGATTCTAAGGAAGCTGGAACCGCAGAAATCATCATTGGAAAGGCCCGCAACGGATCAACCGGAACCGTAAGACTGGCAACTGATTTGGCTCGTTCTAGCTTTGCTGACCTGAGTCCCGAGTATTACGAGAGTATGGGAGGTGGGGTGTGAATTTCCTTCAAGAGGTTAAGTTGGGCGATCTGCTTCGAAAAAAAATAGTGACCGAAACAACATACAACTCTGGTCGCAAGGTTAAGGAAGATGGGTATCTGTCTGGATTGGGTGTTAATCACAAGTGCTCATGTAGGGATGTTTTGTCGCTTGGTGAAGTTTTTGAGCGGAATTGGGTAAAGCAAAAAGACTCAATGGGTAGCGAGACTCAGTATTTAGAAGGCTTGGGTGCTTATGACAACTTGGCTTACAACACGCTCACTATCACAACGCAAAGGAAAAGAAATAGGTTTGGCAACTATGTGCGAATCCATGAGCTAGATATATCTGCTGGCCCGCATGGTGAGTCTGGGGAAATTATCCGCTTCCCTGAGGGCAGCACTATACGGGACGTTAAAAAGAAAGCGGCAGAGATAATTGTTGATTCGTATAAAAGCGGCAAATGGTACTTCTATTTGCGAGATGCAAGCGATGGTGAAGGCTGCTCTAAATGTGCCAAATCCGAATCTATCTTGTTTGATGAAACGTGGGGTGCCGCATGAAAGATCAACATGACAACAAAACCGTGGATTGGGTTCGATCAAAGCACGCAGTCAGACAAGGCGAAAAAATGATTCTAGTCTTGCGTCGCATGATTGCTAAAACAGGACGCACCTCAGTTAAAGAAGTAAATGAATGGATTGGTGGA